TCCAGACTCAAGGCAGGGATGGAGGGAGCTTCTTCACAAAGTTCTTGAATCTTATTTTATCACTGGAAAATCGTTTACATACTCAACAATTCTTATTCGTGAGTACGGTGCACCACTTAAGACATTTGGCGGCATCGCATCTGGTCCAGGTGCGCTTGTAGAGGGTCTTGTTGATATTGGAAAGGTTCTTGACAATCGTGTTGGAAAGAAACTCCGCTCAGTTGATGTGTTGGATATTTGCAACATCATTGGTCGTATTGTAATTTCTGGCTCTTCACGCCGTTCAGCACAGATTGCTATTGGCGATCCTGATGACATGCTATTCCTTCGTGCAAAAAACTGGGGAAGCGGTAATGTCCCAGCTTGGAGATCAAATAGCAATAACAGTATTTACGCAGACTCCTATGATGAAATTGTTCCAGAATTCTGGAAGGGTTATGACGGGACTGGTGAGCCATACGGCTTGCTAAATAGAAAGATGGCAAGAACATACGGAAGATTGGGTGAGAAGTCACCAGATCCAACAGTTGAAGGGTTTAACCCATGCGCAGAAATTGCGCTATCAGATGGTGAATCTTGTAACCTCTCTACAATCTTTTTGCCAAATATTGAGTCGTTGGCTCAAATGCTTGAGATTTCAAGACTTCTGTATATGGTTCAGAAACAAATTACAAGACTTTCATATCCATACGAGAAGACAAATACAATTGTTCATAAGAATGGTCGCCTTGGTCAATCTGTGACTGGTATTCTTCAGGCAACAGAAAAGCAAGTTGCATGGCTTGATGAGACTTATGTATACCTCAAGAGCTTTGACAAAGCTTACAGTGAAGATCACGGTTGGAATCCTTCGGTTAGACTTACCACTGTCCAGCCATCTGGAACCCTTTCGCTCTTGCCAGGTGTGACACCAGGTATTCACCCAGCATTTGCTAACTTCTATACAAGAAGAGTTCGTTTTAGCTCTGTTGATCCTCTAGTGGATGCCTGTCGTAAGCGTGGGTACAAGGTTGTTTGGGATATTGGGCTAGATGGTCGTGAAGATCATACTCGCTATGTTGTTGAGTTCCCATGCAAATCACCACAGGGGGCTGTGTTAGCCGCAAACATGACTGCAATAGATCAGCTTGAGTGGGTAAAGAAGATGCAGACTGAGTGGGCTGACAATGCTGTTTCTGTAACAGTGTATTATCGTAAAGAAGAGTTGCCAGCCATTCAGGAATGGTTGTCTAAAAACTACGATAAGAGTGTTAAGTCTGTTTCATTCCTTTTGCATGTTGATCACAACTTCCCGCTTCCTCCGTATGAAGAAATTACTGAGGAAGAGTACAACAAGTCGGTTGCAAAACTAGACTTTTCAATCCCACTTCAGCAAAACTCTAGCGATCTAATGATTGATATGGATGATTGTGCAACGGGTGCATGTCCGATACGCTGATATCTGAACACAGCTGTACTGTTTTTGATTAAAACTAGTGTATAATTAAACCTATGTCGTCAGATATGATCAAAGATAAGAATATTTGGGTTCCAGAGCGCTCTTACGGAGTGTGTGTATACTTTACGGCTGAAGGTGAAGCGTTGTCGGATGGCGATGGTGTCCTTTCAGCAGAGGGTATTATGTATGATTTAAGCATTGAGAAAAGAGTTCTTGATGCTGGTAAGTACTGGTCTGGCGATGATGATGGACATGTTAGATGGATTGCTGGAGGTAGAAAAATTTCTGCCGCAGAAAGAGATGATCAAACAGAGAGGTTGGCTAACGGATTTGTAGCTGACCCGTTTGAAGATATGTTTGATGAACACTTTGACAATAGGAGACAGAATGGATAAGAAGATGGAGCTCGTGCAGGATGATTATGTTGAAACTGAAATAGATGATGTTTCATACATGGGGTTTACATCAAAAACCGAAGATACCGATCCTTTTTCTTTTGTAAAAATTTCATCTCTTTCTCCAAAAATGAAACGCAAAGCAATGCGTCTGCAAAAGAAGCATGAGGGAGAAGATGGTACTAAGTCAAAATATGTTGACCCAGAAGTTGTAAGTGGATATTCACTTTACGACATTGTAAACCCCCCATATGATTTAGACACACTCGCTGGCTTGTATGATCAAAGTGCAATTCACTATGCAGCAATTAATGCTCGTGTTATGAATACCGTTGGTCTCGGATATGAATTTGTAGAAACACTTAAGGCTAAAAGAAAAATTGAAAAAGCTCAAGGCAGTGAAGAGAAGATTACAAGGCTGAGGCAGCAGTATCAGGATCTCAAAGAGAATCTTGATGAAACATTTGAGAACTTAAATATTGAAGAGACTTTGATTGAAACCTTAGTTCGTGTATGGCAAGATGTCTTAACCGTTGGCAATGGCTATCTTGAAATTGGTCGTAACAACGCTGGTCAGATTGGGTACATTGGGCATGTCCCAGCAACGCTCGTTCGTGTTCGTAGAAAGCGTGATGGCTATGTTCAGATTGCAAAAACAAATAAGATTCAAGCAGTATTTTTTAGGCAGTTTCAAGATAAAGAAACTCCCGATCCAATTAATAATGATCCAAAGCCAAACGAGCTGATTCATTTCAAAATCTACTCACCAAATAATACATACTATGGAATTCCATCAGCAGTTTCTGCTGCTGCAGCAATTGTTGGTGATAAGTTTGCAAAAGAATATAATATTGATTATTTTGAAAATAAAGCAATCCCCCGTTATGCAATTCTTATTAAAGGTGCAAAACTTAGCAATAAGTCAAAGCAAGAGTTGATTAATTATTTTAGAAACGAAGTTAAGGGTCGCAATCACGGTACGCTAGTTATTCCAATTCCTGCAAGTCTTGGAACAGACACTGATATTAAATTTGAAAAACTTGAAGCTGGAATTCAAGATTCTTCTTTTGATAAATATCGTAAATCAAATCGTGATGAAATTCTTGTTGCAAACAGAGTTCCTGCGCCGAAAGTTGGTGTTTATGATAATGCCAACCTTGCTGTGTCAAGAGATGCCGACAAGAGTTTTAAGATGCAAGTGATTGGTCCAGATCAATCAATTATTGAAAAGAAACTAAACAGGCTTATTGCCGAGTTTACCGACCTGATGGCAATTCGGTTGAAGAAGATTGACCTTGTTGATGAAGATATTCAGTCAAGAATTAATGACAGATATCTACGCACAGAAGTCATTACCCCTAACGAGGTTAGAGGTCAAATCGGTTTGCCAGAGCGATACGATGGAGATAGCGTTTTGCCTTTCCCAACAAATGTTAAAAAAGAGCAAAATGCGGCTGGCAACTCCAGCCCAGGAGCTCCTCCAGGAAACGATAATAATTCTGCTTCTGATCCACCTAAGTCACCAACTGGTGATGGAGCAACAAGTGATCCAGTAGCAGATGGAGCTCAAGCAGAGCGTGGTCAAAATCAAGATTCTGGAGTGAACAACGATTCAACCAGTAAATTTAATCAAGGAGAATATGATGAGTGAAGGTAGTTTGGTATATTCAAACAAAAATTTAGTGACAGCAGATGGTGCTGTAAATATTGGACAGCATACAAGTAAGTTGTGTGTTTACAACAAGGGTGCTAGTGATGTTGACATTAATCTTAATGGACAATACACAATCCTTCTTCCAGCAGAGTCTACGGAATACATAGAAATTGATGGCGATTATACAACCATTCAAGTAGTCACCGCCTCTTCTGCTGTAGCAGTTTTTGCACTAGGCTGATTTGCAATATTGTTAAAAACAATATATGCTGGTAGGCTACGAGGGCTAAATGTCGGATTTTAATATTTCATTCCCAATTGATATGATTAAGCGGGAACAAAGAATTGTGGTAGGTATTGCTACTGCAGACAATATTGATAAAGCTGGTGATATTGTTGACTTTGAGGCATCCAAGGAAGCTTTTGCAAACTGGGGTGGGAATATTAGAGAGATGCATGCCCCTATTGCCGTAGGCAAAGCTGTCAGTTATGAACCAGTTGTTATTACTGGCGCTGACGGAACATCATACAATGCTGTTAAAGTAGAAGCTTACATCTCAAAAGGTGCTGAGGATACTTGGCAAAAAGTTCTTGATGGAACACTTCGTTCTTTTTCAATTGGCGGTAAAGTAATTGAGAAATCTGCATCGGCAGATAAATTTTTTCGTGGTAAACCAGTAAATATTATTAAGAAGTATGTTCTTGGCGAGCTTAGCCTTGTAGATAATCCAGCAAATGCTTTAGCCATTATTGATATTATTAAAATGAATGATGATGGCTTGCTTAAGTATGCTCTTGATTGCGATCTTGATTGCCAATTAGCAAAAGCAAAACAACCTCTTAAAGATCCAAAGGGTGGTCTTACTGCCGCTGGAAGAAGACATTTTAAAGAAACTGAAGGTGCTAACCTGAAGCCAGGTGTTCGTGGTGCTGCTAATACCCCAGAAAAAATGCGCCGCAAGGGTTCATTCCTAACTAGATTTTTTACCAATCCATCTGGACCAATGAAGAAGCCAAATGGTGAGCCAACACGGCTTGCGCTTTCAGCAGCAGCGTGGGGTGAGCCAGTGCCGCAAGACATGGCTGATGCAGCAAGGCTCGCTGCGAAAGGTCGTAGATTGCTTGAGCGCTATGCGAACTCAAAGAAAAAAGGTTTCTTAGAAAATGATTTTGACGAAGATTTGTTGGATGTCGTTTTGGAATTAATGAAGGATCAGGGTTGTGATTGTGGTTGCAATTCTTGTGAAGATGTTGAGAAGGATGCGTCTGTAACAACAGAAAATGCAGAGTCTAAGTATCCAGCAAGAAATGGTATCATATCACCAACTGTTCCTCCTTTTCCATCTGGCTCTCCGAAGTTTAAGCCAAAAAAGAAAGTTAAGAAAGAAGACCTTTCCTGTGGGGAAGGTTATCACCAAGAAGGTGAAAAGAAGGGTAAGGATGGAAGTATGGTTCCAAACTGTGTTCCAAATAACCCTACTGAAAAGACAACAAAAAGCGAAATGTTCTCACAAGACGATGAACTTTTTGGTACAATTAAGGAGATGATTGAGAAAATGGATTCTATTATTCAGCAAGACTCTGAATTGCAATTAAATAATACTTATGATAAGATCTCTGACATGAATGAACAAGAAATTAGTAAACTTAGTCTATTGAAAAAGTTTATTGGATGGCTTGTTCCAGATGTCGCAGAAGAAACAACTTCAACTTCCGTTGAAGTAAGTGGAGACACACAGGAGGAAGAAATGGACATTAATGTTCTTAAAGATGCTCTGAGTGCTGTTGTTGATGAAAAACTGGCTAGTTTTGCTACTTCAATCAAGGAAGAAGTTGAAGCCTCTGTTCAGGAAAAAATTGAAGCAGTTGCTAAGGGTTTTGAAGTTCAGAGTACTGAACTTCAACAAAAGCTGGAAACAGCAGAGTTGGCTCTCGCTGAGCAAACAGAAAAGGTTGAGGCATTTGCCGCAGCTGGCGCTGTAAAAAAGAGCGTAGATCCAGAAGATGATGAAGAAGTAGCAGAAGAGGCGCTTGCCAAGTCTGCACCTACTTCATTCTGGAGAAATACATATTTGCCACAGGAGTTAATTAACTCCCTAGGTTATAGGTCATAAGGTAAGGAGGAAAAACTACTATGGCAACACAAGAAGAAATTTTGGCAAAAGCCAATGAGGTAACTACTGCGGTAGTTTCAAACAGCAGCCCAGTCAGTGGTGGTGGTGGACTTCTCTACCCAGAGCAAGCAAATCGCTTCCTTGACTTTGTTGTTGATCAATCAGTATTGATGAAGAACGCACGAGTAATTCGTATGCGTACTCCACAGATGGACATTGATAAGGTGTCTGTCGGCACTCGTTTGCTTGCAAAGGCAACCGAAGCAACAGATGATGGCACAAACGCAGCTGTCACATTCAGCAAGGTATCGCTTTCAACTGTAAAGCTTCGTCTTGACTGGAATATTTCAACAGAATCGTTGGAAGACAACATTGAGGGCGCTTCACTGGAAGACCATATCGCACAGATTATGGCTCGTCAGACAGCAAACGACCTTGATGACTTGTTTATCAACGGCAACACATCGTCAAACAACGGTCTTCTTAAGGCTTTGGATGGCTTCAATAAGCTTGCAAGAACAAGCGGAGATGTTGTAGACTTCGGAGGAAATAACATTTCCCGTTCGGTCTTTGACAAAGTTCTTCGTACCTTGCCAAGCAAGTACTTGCAGCGCCGCAATGAATTGCGATTCTTCACAGGTCCAGGACTTGTTCAGGATTCAATTTATAGCTTGGGTAATCCAAACTCGGCAACTGAGGCAACAGCAGGCGCACCTGCTCCAATGTCAACAGCTGGTGAAATGGCGTTCTTGCAAGGTTCAATGAGAGCAAATGGTGGTCCAGGTGCAACTGGTCTTTCACCATTCGGTATTCCTCTTGTTGAAGTACCTTTGATGCCAGAAACCGCAACTGGTGATTACTCAGCAGCTGCAGGCAGTCATGGTTTTGTGGAACTTACATTCCCTAACAACCGTGTAATTGGTATCCACCGTGACATCACAGTGTATCGCCAGTTCAAGCCAAAGACTGACACAATTGAGTACACACAGTACATGAGAGTTGCAAACAACATTGAAAATGCTGATTCATATGTAATCGGTAAGAATGTTAAGTTGCGTTCACTCTAATTTAAACAATTAAAGTAGGTATTGGGCGGGGTTCACAAGAACCCCGCCTTTTATCATATTTAAATTGATTTAAATTAACATAAGTGGTAAGATTGATCATATGACTAACAACGAAACAAGCGTAACATCCGAAAAAATTAATAAACCTAAAAAAGCTGTAGCAAAGAAAGTTGCGGTTAAAAAAGAAATCATTGAAGAAAACATTTCTGAAGAAGGAAAGGTTTTAATTGTATTTGAAAGCGGATCTGGGTATTCAACTGCATCTGGATTCCGTTTTTCACAAAGAAATAAAATGGGCTTGCTTCCAGTAGAAGAAGCCAACTTGCTTCTTACATTAGATAATTTTAGATTGCCTAGTGATGAAGAAAAGGAAATGTATTATACTAATCAGGAGGATTAATAATGGCAGGCAATCTTACAAACTATCTTGAGAATAAACTTATTGATCACTTCCTGGGTACTACTTCGTACACAATGCCAGCAGATGTTTATGTAGCGCTATTTACAGTCGCACCATCTGATGCAGCTGGTGGAACAGAAGTTACTGGTGGTTCATATGCTCGTCAAATTGCAACATTTACCGCTGCTTCAAGCGGTGCAACATCAAATGATAGCAACATTGATTTTACAGGAATGCCAGTAGCAACAACTGTAGCAATTGGTATTTTTGATGCTTTAACAACTGGAAATATGTTGTTGTATGGAACACTTACAACAAATAAAACAACAGATGCTGGGGATACTTTAAGAATCGCAACTGGCGATCTTGATATCAGCATTGACTAAGGGGTTTTGATGCTGAGAAGAGAATTTACAGGTGCTGCTCTAAGGACTAACTTAAGTGCAAATATTTCAAATAGCGCTTCTTCTTTTTCCGTAACTGACGCTGTTGGTTTTCCATCTGGTTCAAATCCTTTTGCAGTAGTTATTGACAGAGGAACATCTGATGAAGAAAAGATGCTTATCTCTTCAAGAAGTACAAATACTTTTACAATCCAGATTCGTGGTTATGATGGAACAACCGCAAGATCACACACATCTGGTGCATTTGTAGACCATGTTCTTGACGCAGCAACTATTCAAGACATGAATACAACAACTTATGATAATGAAGTTTTAATGTGGATGGGGGCATAAATGGCAAATCTAATTCCGAAGTCTATATATCTAGGTAATTCAACGGGTTCTAATGTTTACACAGTTGCTAATACAGCAGGTAATTATACAATTATTAAATCAATAAATGTTTGCAATACAAGCGATGCAGCAAATGCTACGGTGAGTGTTCATGTGCTTGTCGCAGGCGCATCTCCTGCTAATAATAACAAGATTATTAGCAACGCCAATGTTATTAAAAGCGATGTCCTGTATTACAACACATCGGTTGTCGTACCAGCAAATAGCAATGTTTATGTATCTTCAAGCAATAGCTCAATAACATTTAGTATTAGCGGGGTAGAATATGCCTAATCTGGTAAATAGTGGTTCTACGACTGGCGGCTCTGGAGCATCAGAGATTATTAGATGGGATCCAATCCCACAAGAGTTCCTGATTGGTGATAAGTTTTATGGTTTTCAATTTTATCCTGCAAATGGTCAATTGACTATTCAAGAAATTCTAGAACCAAGTCTGATTACATATGAATACAGCACAACAGCAGATGTTGTGTCATTGCCAAAACATAGATATGGAGACACTTTCGCAGCAGACGACTTTTATTATGACCCAACAGATCATGATATTTATAAAAACTGGCTAACGAGTCAAGCTGAATTAACATTTTCTTGGTATACTGGTAATAATACGAGTTTAATAGTGGAGGTTGCATAAATGGCTGCAATAGATTTAGGTAGACTAAGATTCTATCATCAAGGCGCATACAATGGCGCTACAACATACAAGGTTAACGATGTTGTCACATATGGTCCAACATCGTATGTATATATCGCCAACACCGCAGCTTCTGGCAACCTTCCAACGAATACTGCGTATTGGTCAAAGCTCTCAGATGGTATTTCAGCACAAACTGCATGGACAACCGCAACTGCTTATTATCCTGGCAATGTTGTTACTCGTGGTGGACAAGCATACACAGCTTTGTTGGCTCATACATCAAATAACTTTTCAACTGATCTTAATGCAAACAAATGGTTGCTCTTGGTTGGCGGTGTTCGTTGGAGAGGAACATGGGCAACTTCAACATCATATATTTTAAACGATCTTGTTTATGTTGATGGTGATGTCTTTATTGCAACCGCAGATGGCACATCAAACTCTTCATCATTTAGCAATGATATATTCTGGACAACATATTCCCAAGGTGGTGCAAATATTGTTGCGCTACAGACGGGTAATAGCGGAAAGATTTTAACAACCAATGGGAACACCACTGTCTGGACATCAACTCCTAGTGTAAACACAATCGCCGTTGCTGGAAATACTTTTATTGGTGCAAATGCTACGACATTTGCAAACACACTCACTAATCCAACACTTGTGGTTCAGTCAAACACAACAGATTACTCACAGATTGCTTTTAGAAACTTAGGAACAAATGCGAATAGCTCAACAGACTTTATTGCATACTCTGATATTGGTGATGACGATACTGGTTGGATTGACATTGGTATTACATCATCAAACTTTAGTGATCCATCATTTACTGTTACTGGTGCTCATGACGGATATGTATTCGTAGAAGCACCAGCCAACAGTGCTGGTAGTGGAAACTTGATTCTTGCTACTGGTGGCAATGGTACAGAAAACAAGATTATCTTCGCAGCGGGCGGTCTCCAGAGTAGCAATACTCAGATGGTTATTACCCCTGATACATCTGTTGCAATCAATATTGCTACAAACTCTACAAGCGCTACAACTGGTGCTTTAACTGTTGCTGGTGGTGTTGGTATTGGCGGTAATGTTTACATAACTGGTAATACAAATATTACAGGTACTATCACAGTTGGTGGTGGTGCGTTCCAGTCAAACAACCTTACCGTATCAGACCCAATTATCTTTATGGGTAATACAAATAGTGGTGATAGCTTTGATCTTGGTTTTGCTGGTAAGTTTACAAGTAGCGGTGTAAAATATGCAGGTCTGTTAAGAGATGCTTCTGATTCTGGTAAGTTCAGATTGTTTACCAATCTTACAGAAGCCCCTTCATCAACGGCAAACTTTGCTGCTTCATCAAATGCAACATTGATTCTTGGGAATCTTGAAGCAAGTTCAACGGTAACAGCAGCTACTGCTAATATTAGTGGTACACTTAATGTTAATAGCATTTCGTATGACAGAGATGCATACATCAGATTTTATATGGAGGTCATCTAAATGGCAATAACACAAAAAAGATTGGTAGGACCAGCAAGGCTCGTAGATACAGCAAATACATTGTTATACACATGCCCATCAGCCACTACTACTATTGTAAAGCAAATTACAATTTGCAATACGCATAATGCGGCTGTGACAGTTACACTGTCTTTGAAGCCTACTGCCGCTACTATCGGCAATGAGCACAAGCTTTTGTCTGCAGTATCCGTTTCACCGAATGAAACGATTACTCTTTCAACATCATATGTTCTTACCGCCGCAGATACTTTGAATGGTAGTGCAAGCACAACCAATGTTGTTAATATCATGATTAACGGCATAGAAGAAGCGTAGGGGTTAACAATGGCAAGAGTTGTAAGAATTAATAATCCAAATACATCTATTGCTGCTGGAGATACAACAACAGCAACGGGTTTGATTAAGGTAGCTGAATTTGTGAGTGCAGCAGACGGTGTGTACGGAAGTGGTGCTGATGGTGATGTTACTATTAGCGCAAATACAACTCTTACAACAGATAAGTTTTATTTAAACTTGACTGTGAATTCCGATGTTGTGCTGAACCCAGGTGGATATCGTATTTTTGTAAAGAATAATCTTACAATGAATAACAATGCAAAAATTGGGTTTACAACTGGCTCAAGCGTATCTGGCTCAATTTCTGGGGGTGGTGCTAATGCTACTTCCGTAATCAACAGTCTCGGTGGAGCTAGTGCAACTCAAACAGTAACAGCTCCAGCAGCGAATGTTGGTGGATCTAATTTCTACACTCAGCCTTGGCAAGCCATTGATGGCTTTGCTGTGAGCGCATCACAAACTACACCTCAGTTTCTGAGAGGTGGTGCTGGTGGAGCAAGCGGCGCTGGTGGTGGAGTAGTAATCATTTCAGCAAGATATGTTGATGCTACAGCATCATTTGTTACCGCACCAGGCACTGCTGGTGCAGGTGGTGGTGGAGGTGGAGTTATTTTGTTTATCTCTACAACCGATGCGCTTCCAAGTGGAATTACAACAGATGTGACGGGTGGAACAGGCTGTTCAAATGGAACAGTGACTTATATGCAGTTGGTGTAAAATGACGACAGATAAAATCTCTTCAGCGCAATTAACAACAACAAAAGTTTATGTACAAAGAACTGGAAACCGTATTTTCTTTGGAACTGGTCTTGATGGTAATGTTACAATTACAACAAATACATTTCTTTCAAACGATATGTATTATGACAATTTGACTGTAGACAATGGAGCAACTCTGTTTACAAATGGCTTTAGAGTCTTTGTTAAAGGTACTCTTACAAATAACGGCGTTATCGGTATGCCAGCTGAATTAACCGAAACTGTTGCTTCTGCAACACTGAGTTTGAGAAGTGATTCGGATACTGGTGTTTTTGTTGGGAATGCAGGGAATGATAATCTTTCGCTAGACGCTGTTAATGATTTATTTAAAGCAGTTCGTGGTTATGACACATCAACTGATACAACATATAGAGTTCTTAAAGGTGGAAAGCCAGGAGCTGCTGGGAACTCAGGAACTGGAAACCCTGGAAATGCAGGCGGTGCTGGAAACCCTGGAAACGCTGGAGCCGCTGGTTCTGTTGGAAATTACTCTCCAAATGCTAACACTGTAGGCTCACCTGGTGGTAAGGGCGGAACTGGAAACCCTGGAAACCCAGGTAGTTCTGGTAATGCTGGAAACCCAGGAACTGGTCAAACTGGTGGTCTTGGTGGTAAAGGCGGTGGAATGGTTCTTGTTGCTGCAAAGACAGTAACAGGGTCTGGAACATTTACTTCAAAAGGTTTGAGCGGTGCTGCTGCAACAGGTACAGCATCCCCAGGAACTGCTGGAAACATAGGTGCTGCTGGTAATGCTGGAAATGCTGGTGCTACTGCCCCAACACTCGCTGGAACATTCCATCCATCTGGTCATACATCGCATCATATTGCCGCATCTCAACAGCACCATACGGACTATTGGGCTCATGGTAACTTTAACTTCTACCCGTATCACTTCGGAGCTATGACTGGTCACTCCGCACATCCTTCTGGGCATAATCCAAGCTACACGGGCGGTGCAGGCGGTGCAGGTGGTACAGCTGGCACTGGTGGTGCAGCTGGTAATGCTGGGTCTGGTAACGCTGGTAACGCTGGGGCTGAAGGAACTGATGGAACAGTTGTGTTATACTGTGAAGATATCAACACCCCGTTGAGTGGTTCAAAATCAAAATCAATTGATCTAAACTAAGATTGGAATTATGAATAAAAAGATTGTTATTGTTGGTTCAGGAACAGCTGGAGCAGTCTCTGCACTTCTAATAAAATCATTCTTTCCTGTCTATGATGTAACCGTCATATCCTCTTCAGTGATTGGTATTGTTGGCGTAGGTGAAGGCTCAACGGAACATTGGAAACAGTTTACAAATCTTTGTGACATAAATACCGAAGATATGATTGTTAATACTGATGCAACTCATAAGTATGGTATTTTATTTGAAAACTGGAACAAATCAATTCCTAAATATTTCCACAGCGTTGCTGGGACTCCAATAGAAAAAGGAAGTTTTATGGCAAATTATGCATTTGCATTAGCAAATGACATGCTGCTTACTCCAGCTTTTTCATGGCTTGGAATGACAGAAGATCGTATTATTAAAAAAGAACTCCCTCATAGAAGCACAAATCAATACCACTTTGATACCTTTAAGCTGAATAAATATTTATTATCTTTAATTAGTGATAGAGGTGTTAAGCATATTGATGATGAAGTCAGTTCTGTTAATAGAAATACAGAAACTGGCTTTATTGAATCAGTTAATTTAATAAATACTAAACAAACTATTTGCGGTGATTTTTTTATTGATGCAAGTGGATTTCAAAGAATCTTAATGAAGCAGTTGGAAAATAGTGATTTTGTTCCATATAAAAAATATCTCCCATGCGACTCTGCAATTGCTTTTCCAACAGAGAGCGATCCATCGGGAAGAATAAGACCGTATACGAGAGCTATTGCTCTAGACAATGGCTGGATGTGGGAGATCCCAACTCAGTCTAGAAGGGGAAATGGATATGTGTTTAATTCCGATTTTTGTACGGTTGATGAAGCAATTAAAGAAGTGTCAATTGCTCATGGGATGGAAATCACCCCAGCAAGATCTTTTAAATTTGATGCTGGCTACTACAAAGAGTGCTGGCAGTATAATTGCGTAGCAATTGGTCTTTCATCTGGATTCGTTGAGCCGCTAGAAGCTACCTCTATATCAACGGCTATTCAGCAAACAAAGTTGCTTTGTTCATACCTGCCAACATTTAAGTATGGCAATAACGCTAGTATTAAACATTTTAATAAGGTCTTTGCTGAAATGATGGATAATATCCTCACAATGATATCTTTGCATTATGTAAGTGATAGAGATGATACAGATATGTGGAGAGCTCAGTTAACAGCAGAAAGACCTGAGAGGCTAAAAGAGCTTCTAGAACTATGGGGTGAAAGATCACCAGAGCGAATTGATGTTTTACCGAATCCAACAAATTTATTTCAAATAGAGCATTTTTGGCATGTTGCGCAGGGGCAAGGCGTGTTGAATAAAAATGCGGCAATCAATCAACTTGACGATTATAACTCATGGTACAATATGTCTAAGGCGATTGCCGAAGTCAAAGCACAAATTCATGCCGATGAAAGCATTGATCATGCGGAGTCTTTGAGGGAACTGAGAGAATCATATGGAATATAGAAGATACGAAGAGTTACCAGTCCCAGAAGGTGCTGGTATGACATTTGCGCCAATTAGTAACATTTTAATCTCAGATGAACTAAATCCAATTAATAACTCTACTGGTTTCCCTCAGTGGTGGAAAGATATACAGCGTGGTGATGGCGGACAGGGGACATTTAAATCATGTGAAGCTACCCAAGACTTTTTACTAAAAGGTTACACTCTTAAGCTCTGGTCAACAGCTGTTGTTAGGCAAAGGCTTGATAGTACTGATTGGGAGATTTTTTACGATGCTGTTCCAGACAATATCAATAAAGCAAATGATATTTTGCGTGTTGGATATTTTGATTACAAGCAAACTGGAAAGTGCCCAATGACTGAGGTTAGAGAGGTTAAAGAAGCTAATTATGTTAAGTTGCTGAATCCCTGGTTGATGAGAACAGCGCCTGGTTATTCATCACTAATTCTACCAACACTATATACACCAAATCCAAACTTCTCAGTCCTTCCTGCTATCATAAATACTGATTATTATCATAGTGGAAATGTTGTTATGAATGTTTTAGCAAAAGATACTTTTACTATCCCAATGGGAACACCACTTCTCCATATTATTCCGTTTAGAAGAAATGATGATAATGATATGGAAATTCTTGATGAAACAGCGTATAGATTTTTAGCTGGTCGTGGTTTTGGAACGGTAATTCCGCCAAAAAACAGAAAAGGTTTATACAGAAAAATGGCTAAAACGATTAAGAAAAAATTAGGAGAATAATATGTACAGAGTTATTTATTATCCAGACGCTTCATTTTTACAAGAAGCTGATCGGCTATCAAGAATATGGAATCTACCGCTTCAGGAAGGTGATTCATCAAGAACGGAAGACCTGGAATTTCCCCGTGATGAAGTGTGTGTGCTGTCTGTCCCAACAGATAAGGAATTTCAAATATCATCAGCATCTTTTCTTGCTGGGTCAAATGTTGTTATTAAATATGTAAATGATTTTACTCCGTGTAAACATTTTAAACTAGCTCTTGAGAGCGAAAACTATAAAACAATTGTTTCTCCATTTTTTGCTGAAAAACATGTTGTTTCTTTTAAGTTTAGACCTCCAATTGCTGGTAAATATGAGGCTTTAATTATTAATCATGATATTATGGTTGATAAGCAATTTTTTGAAATAAGGGAGGCTTTATGAGAGAACAAGAACTATATAATTTATTTGCAAGCAAAATTTTATTGCTTGATTATGGCATTGAACCAGCTTTTTTGAATTTAAAACACGATGTTGCAGAGCTAGCTTTAAACGAAGATGAGCAAAATGATTTGATTAATGAAATAGCTATTTTGTGGAATAGTGTTGTGACACATACCCCTTGGGGTGATGTTGATGAGGAGCATGAACTTTTTGTTTCTAAGAATAGAATGATTAATCTAGCAAGATCACAAAAGGCACAAGAAATATACGAAGATAATATTGGAGAATGATGAAAGCAAAAGAATTAGCAACATGTATTAATTATTACGAAGATGTTTTTGAAACAGGTGATTTTATTGACCTTGTTGAAGCAGAGTGTGCTCTTGAATGGGGTTATTTGCAATGGAATATTGCAACGGTTGGTGACAGAGAGGTTAACTCTCACAGGACATCAAGAAATTGTTATTTAGGAACACTCCACTCAGACCTAATCTCGGTTGACAGGGTTAAGGTTCTATCGGGAAAATGGATTTCTATTTTAGAAAAAATTGATGACTGTATTCGTGATTACACAAATGAATTTAGTCTTAATCTAACAGCAGATACTGGCTATAGTATTTTGAAGTACGGAGAGGGTGCGGAGTATCATTATCACTGGGATCATCATCCAGATAACTCCAGGGTCGTCAGTATGGTAGCTTTCTTGAATGATGTGCCTAATGGTGGTGAATTAGAGTTTCCATTGTTTGATGTCACAATCAAACCAAAAGCTGGGAGTGTTGTTGTATTCCCATCAAACTACCCATATCTACATATTGCGCACGCTACAGGCTTAGAGGACAATTCTATTAAATATTCATTAGCTACATGGTTTAAGTAATATAAAGCATGGAATCATTTATTCGGGTTTATGATGATTTATTTGACTCGTCTAACTTTATTAAACTTATTGACAAAGGTGAATTCTTTAATAAAACAAATCGCTATGGGATAGAGTCATTATTTGTAAATAGTGTTTTATCATTAAATGATGTAGAAATAAAGAATGAATGGTTAAAAATATCTAATTCATTAAATAAAATAATTACAAATTATAGAGATGAAAATAAAATTAAATTTAATGAATCTGCTGGTTTTTGTTTAATCAAAAATTTTGATTTACTAAATACAGATTTGCATTTTGGAAAATTAGATTATAAAAACAATATATTTGGGGTAATTACATTTTTAAATGATGATTACGAGGATGGAGAGATTACCTTCCCGTTTCTTGGAATAAAAATAAAACCCAAAATGGGCTCTGCTATAATATTCCCAGCATCTTTTCCTTTTTCTTATTCAATTGGTTCGGTTGATTTGAAAAATAAAAAAGACAGATTTTATATTATTAATTGGTACTATCTTTCTAGCACCAATCATAATATGATTGACCACACAAGTATTCTTCCAGACGGAGTTTTATGAGCGATAAATTTAAAACATCATTTCCAGCAGGGCATATTGGACAAATTATGCTTATGGAAAATGCTATTGAAAAAGATATATGTGAAACGATTGTTGCAGAATGTAAAAAATATTACAGTAAGCTGTTTTCTCAGGGTAGAACAATTGGTGGTTATAACGATTTAATGAAGAGTGCTTTTGATTTTGAGTATGGAAGAACTATTTGCGAAAGATTGAATGTTCCATATGATGTTTTTGCAAGATGTGAAGATGCTGTTATTGACAGTCTCTACTCAGCAGTTGGTGAATATATCCAGGAATACCCAATGCTTTGGGATTGGGTTGGTATCAACGATACTGGATTTAGACTGCAGCATTATGTAAAAAACTTTGGGTACTACAGAATGCATCAAGATGGTGGTGCCTGGGCTGAAAGTCCTGTGAGCAGAAGAGTGCTTGGAGTTGTTATTTATTTAAATGATGTTGAAAATGGCGGAGAGACATCATTCCCAGAACATGATGTTAAAGTCCCAGCAAGAGCTGGAAGTATTGTTGTGTTTCCTGCAAGCTGGACACATCCGCACTGTGGTCGTGTCTCTATATCTGGTGATAAATGGATTATTAGCACTTTTATGATTTGCAATAGAGAGCGTGAATACGATATCTGTATTGAAGATGTTGAAGTAACAGCTAAGTATTAATTTACAACGCAGTTTTTTTCTGGAAACCAGACATAATCAAGCGGGCTATTTCTTAAAGTATTTATAGCATCCTCTGGAGTCTCAACAAGAGGCTCCCCAGCGATGTTGAAGCTAGTGTTTAGTAAAACACCGTGACCAGTTATTTTCTTAAACTCATTTAGTAGTTCAAATATAACCCCGTCTTCCTCGGAGATGGTTTGAATCCTACATGTATTATCAACATGAAGAACTCCGTATATATTATTGATTGCATATTGATTTGCTGGAAAAGATACTGTCATAAATTTATTTGATTTTAAATTTCCCATTTCAAAATACTTATGAGCATCTTCTTCCAAGACCATTGCGGCAAATGGTCTGTACCATTCTCTATTTTTAATCTTATTAACAATATCTCTTGCATCCAGCAAGGTTGGATTAAAAAGGATTGATCTATTCCCAAGCGCCCGTGGTCCAGCTTCGGATAAACCTTTGTACACAGCAACGCTCTTCCCCTTTGAAAGGATGTTTGCAATATCTGCAACACTAACTTTTTCACCATCAACATCATCAAGTGAATAATTAACTCCATTAAAGAATGTGTGCTTTAGAGGTCTAATTATTGGGTCTTGAGTAACATAGCGGTGTACATACATTGCACCACCGATACTGTTCCCAGAGTCATCAGCGAGCGGTTCAAAGTAAAACTCAACATCAGGGAATCTCGTTGCATAAAAATGATTAGCAACAACATTCAAACCGTATCCACCAGTAATGCATATTTTCTTTAAGCCAGTTCTTTTTATTGTTTTTTCAATTAATTTACATACTGCTTCTTGTGTTTGTTTTTGAACTTGCCATGCATAGTCTGCATACAATTTGTAATTATCTTTATCTACATTGAGGGTTCTAAATTGATGCAAATCCTGGTGAACAGCCATTCTGTTCCCATGTAATAAATCATGACCAAATAAGTAATCTGTTGGGATATTATCCTTTGAGAAGAGGCTGGGGTAGTCAGTATCCTTATCCCCGTATGCAGCAAGACCCATTGTTTTACCATTCTCTAGTGCATTCTGACCGATAAGTGAAGTTGCTGTTTCATATGTTTTTACAACACCAAACATTGAACGGCATTCAATTTCGCAATGAGGTTTATCTTTTCTTAAATTTGCAATATCTTCATAAGCCGAGTTATCAACGATCCAAAAACTTTTATAAACTTCTTCAAAAACACAGGGGTATGATGCAATAAATATACTCTCTGATTCCCTGCATGAATTATGTAATTTTGATCCATTCCTATCAACCACAATAACCGCAGCCTTGTTAAAACCACTATTGTAAAATGCTAGGCTTGCATGTGTAAGGTGATGTTTATCTGAAAAATTAAATATATCTTTAAAGCTTTTATCTCTAAAGCATTCTTTTGAAAAGTTTATAAATGTACCATCATTTTTAGATGGAGAACACCATGCAATATAGTCAATATCATTATCCTTAACTAACTCACTAACCGTTCTTACTGGATAATGATCTCGCTTTACCCTAGTTATCCTTTCTTCCTTCATGAAGTATTTAATTATTCCATCTTCAAGCAAACAAGTTGAGCTATCGT